CTACCTTGACATGGTAGGGGTCACAGGTTCGAACCCTGTACCGCCCACCACTTGAAAGCCAAGCGGCACAGCGGTTTCAGTGGATATGTCATCACCTTGAATATTTCCGACTGACCCCAAACTGACCCCAAGCTGGCGCAGACGGGGCACATCGCGGGCGAGGTCACCCATGATCGCATGCAATGCTTTGCGCGCTTCGCCAAGGTAGGTCGGGTCGAATTTCGCGTAGGCGTCCGTCGTCCCTCCGGCGTGGTGTCCCAGAAGCCCAGACACTTCCCACGCAGGCACGCCGCGCTGGCGCAGCCAGGTGGCAACTGTGTGCCGAATCGTCTTCGGGACGAACCAGGCCGGCAGCAGCGCGGCGCGGCGCAGCTTGCGCCACGTTGTCTTGATCGACGCCACCGGCCGCTGGTGCCAGTGGACGACGTAGGCCGACGGCTTCGCCTGGTCCAGGTACGCGGCCAGGATCGGCAACAGTGGAACCACGGGCCGGTACTTCTTCGTCTGCTGCCGCCCCGGGGGATTGAGGCGCACCAAGTCGGCGCTACGGTCGATCTGGAAGACCTGCAGGTCCAGCGCCGCGTCGCCGCGACAGCCAGTGCACAGGCGCACGAGCAGATAGGCCCAGATGTGCTCCGGCATTGGAGCGTTGAACAGGCGCACGATCTGCTCCCGAGAACCATAGTGGGGGTAGGCGTCGCCGATGGGCGGCAGCTCGACGAACGGCACTTGGCTGATCTCGCCGCGCTTCCATGCTCGGTTCATGGCCGACTTGCCGACGCCCAGCATACGCCGCGCGTACCCCTCGCTGAATTCTTGGTCACGAAGCCAGCGCAGAAAGTCCTCTTGGCGCGCGATCGTCACGTCGGCCACGGTTGCATCCGGCCCAAAGAACTCACGCCACAGCGTGCTGCCGCGCTTGGCGCTGTCCTTGCTCGCCAGCTGGTCGCCGTGCTGCGACATGTACCTGGTTAAGACCGTCGAGAGCAGAACGTCTGCCGGCGCGTGCTGCGACATTGCGGCGTTTTCCACATACCACTGCGCCAGCGCTACTTTTGCTTCGCCAATGTCTTTTGTGCCAAGCGTAGCGCGCTGCTTGCATCCTGCCGTGTCGATCCACGCCCTGTACCAGACGGTTGAGCCCTTGCGTTGCTCAAGCCAGTAGTCGCCGATGCGGAAGCGGGTTGACACGTCTGTTGCTCCAGATAGTTCAAAAGATGCTGCTCGGTGTACTTGATGGCCTTGCCGATGCGGATGTGGCCGATGATGCCCCGCTTGCGGAAGCGTCGCAGGGTAATCTCGGAAACGTCCAAGTAGGCTGCGGCATCGGCCTCGGTGTACAGCTCGGGAAGTCGCTCAGCCGCCCCCATTGCGCACCTCCGGCTTGGCCTGCTTAATGAAGGTCATCCAGTGCGTACCGCCGCGCTTGCCGCTCGGGTGTCCGAACAGCGGCTTGTACGGCGTCAGCGCCAGCACATCGCGCGTTGCCACCTGCACCTCTGACCACTTGAAAACCAGGACGCCCTCTTGCCGCAGCACGCGGAAGCACTCGGCGAACCCTGCGCGCAGGTCGGATCGCCAGTCCTTGCTTAGCTTGCCGTACTTGGCGGCCAGCCAACTGTCCTTTCCGGCACGCACAAGGTGCGGCGGGTCGAACACTACCAGCGGGAACGAGTGGTCAGCGAATGGCAACGCGCGGAAGTCCAGAAGGCAGTCCGGGTGGATCGACAGCACACGGGTGCCATCAGCTCGGTGCGTGCGGTCGATCACCGTGATGGTTTCGCGCCGCTGGTCGCCGAACAGCCCGCGCTGGTCGCTGGGATCGAACCACATCATGCGACTGCCGCAGCACGGGTCCAGCACAGCTGGCACGCTCACGCACCACCATCCTTCGCCGCCGCGCAAGATTTGCACACGTAATGGCTTGGCCGCCAGCGGTCCAGTCGGCCCAGCACATCGGGCGGCAACTGTTCGGAATCTCCTGATTGTTCGTTCATCTCGTTCCCCTTGTTCATGCGTCATCGCGCTTCAGGTCTTGTTCGTAGGCATCGACGACGCTGCGGAATGCCAGTAGATCGGCGCGCATCTTCTCGATGAATTCCTCGTCGCGCTCAAAGCGCTTCCACCACAACTGCTTGCCGACCGGCGCCAGGGCGGGGCAGTACAGCCCGATGTGCCACCACTGGCGACCGGTGATCCACATGCACCCCTGTGCCTGCTCGAACACCTCGCTGGCGTCGTTGTCGATGTGGAACCGGCGCAGGCGCAGCGGGTCTATGAAGCATTTCAGCTCCACGCCATCGTCATCGCCGATCAACCCGTCAGCTGATGCGCCGAATGCGCCGTCGTCGGTGAGCACAAAGCCGGCGCGCTGCACCATCAAGCCGGTTTGAACCTCAAGCTCGGCCCGTGCGTAGGGTTCCAGTTCGTGGCCGCGCCGCATTGCGAACGTCTCGAAGCCCTCATCCAGCGGCTCGCCGCTGATTCGCTCAATCGCCAGACGGAAGGCGTAGCTCTTGGCCTCGTCGCTGTAGTCGCCAACAGGCTCTCCACGCAGAGCCTTTGCGATACCGGCAGCACGCGGCACAGCCGAATAGCCTGCAGCCTTTGCTGCCTCCTTCTCGCCCAACCCGGACATCACTCCGTCAACGTAGGTCTGCTGCCGCTCGTCCAGCTCGCCCACTCGCTTGCGGGCGACGCAGAACATGCTGGCGGTCAATACGCCGGCGCGAGCGCGATGCCACGACTCGCTGCCCTGTTCGCAGTTGACGAGGATCACTCGACTACCTCGGCGCTCGCTTTCTCCGCCTGCGCTTTGAGCTGCTCATGCGCAGCCTGGCCGATCATGGTCCGCTGCTCCTTCGTCAGCTTTGCCCAAGCCTCGCCATAGGCATGCAGACCGGCCGTAGCGATGTCCTGCAGACTTGCGTACAGCTGATTGCGCTCAGGGCTGTCTGCCGGCGGTGGCAGCGCGCCACGCTGCGGCGGATGTTGTTGCGCAGCCAGTGTCGCCAATCCCTCGCCCGAATCAGTGTTGAGATGGTGGATTGCCTGGTCGAGCCGGTCAGACTTGGGCCAGTACTTGTAGGCGCGCTTGACGATGGTCTTCTTCGCCATCTCGCGCCAGTCCGTTTTCCACGGCGACGCCGTGTCTTTTTTCATTGACTCCGAGCGGTTCATTATCCCGTCGATTTCCTCGCGGCTCATGCAGGTGGTGAGGTAATCGCCGTCTGCCGTCTTCACCACGACATAGCCACCAACTACTTCGCCCCGGTTCGAATCGAACGGGTTGTATGCGTGCGACGGTGGCTTGTCGAAACCGTTGAGTGCAAAGCTATCGTTCTGGCATACAAGTTCGGCCTGTGCCCACTTGATCGAGCCAGACTCGATTGCCAGATCCATCAAACCCATATAGCTGATGTCTAGGCAGATCTTGTTCTTGCGCGGCACCAAATACGCTTGGCGCTTGGCCGGATTCAAGCTGATGCCAATGGCAGCAATGTTGACCACCGCATCCACCACTGACTGGCGGTTGCCCATCGCGATCTTTTGCGCGTAGTCGCTGGACTGCAGCACCTGAATCGCAAAGCCTGCCTCACGCTCGAAGTTGATTGACCGATCAGCCAGCACCGACATGAACGAGTCTTTGGTGCCGTAGATGTCCTGCTCGATGACTGCAATGTTGCTCATAGCTTTTCTCAATAATTGATGGAAACGGCCGGGATCAGGCCCTTGGCGATGGCAGTGATGACGGCTGCTGCATCGCTTTCGTCTAGGCCGGCCTCGACCAGCGCCAAGACTGCTGCGCGGTTGATGGCGCGGCGGTGCCCGACATCGGCCGCGCGGCGCTCCTCGGCCTCGCGCTTGCGGCGCTCCTCGTCTTGCTGCTCGCGCTCCTTGGCCAGGCGCTGCTGCTCGATACGGTCGGCTTCCTGCTGGGCGCGGCGCTCTGCCGCCGCCACCGCGTCAGCCTTTTCCCGCTCCGCGCGCTCTGCTGCAGCGCGTTCGCGCTCTGCGGCCTCCGCAGCCTCACGCTGCGCCCGCGCTTTGGCCTCGGCTGCCTGTCGGTTGGCAAGATCAATGGCTGCCTGCGCCTCCTGGCGTGCGCGCTCTTCCGCTTCTCGCTGCAGGCGGGCTTCGCGCTCCATGCGGTCACGCTCTGCCTGTTCAGCGGCCAGCCGAGCACGCTCTGCCTGTTCGGCTGCAAGGATGGCTTCTTCGCGTGCTCGGATCTCAGCTTCGCGTCGCTCGATCTCGGCCAAGCGTTCGGCTTCCAATCGGGCGCGCTCGGCTTCCTCGGCAGCAGCTTTCTCGCTCGCAATGCGCTCCTGCTCGGCTTCCCAATCGGTAAGCGGCTGGCGCACCTCATCGCGCAGCGCATCCAGCGTGTCGCGCGCCTTCTTGCGGGCTGCGTCAATCTCGCCAGTCTGCTTCTTGAGGTCAGCGACCAGGGTCTTTCCTGCCTCATCGATGGCTGTCTTTGACCGAGCCACCTTGTAGGCCTGGCTGGCGATTTCTTTGCGGCCAGCAGCGGTATCGACGTTTGGCACCAGCGACACAGCTTCTTTGCGGATTGCGGCCAGTAAGTCGTCCAGCTTCGCGCCGGTGAAGACCTCAAGCGCGTTGACAGATTCGAGAGGGATCAATGAATCGGACATGGCAGTTCCTTTGCCCGCTTGGCGGGCGCAATGTGAATTAGTTGCCCCGTATCGCCGGGGCCACGCGCATGGCGTTGCGGTAGCTCTGCGGGATGTGCAGCGCCAGCAGAAACGCGATGGTCGTAAGCGTCGAGCCGATCAGGTCAGAGTTGCGGTAGTAGGCGAAGCAGCCGATTGCAGTCAGCATGGTCACCGTTGCGCACAGCCAGCCGAATGCGGAGTAGGAGCGGGTCATTCTTCACCCCGTGCTTTGGCTAGGGCGTTTTCTGCTTTGCTTAGCGCAGCGTCATGCTCATCCATGCCGCGCACCCCGCGAGTTTCTACGACCGTCTCGCGAAACGACGCGCCTTTCTGGATCAGCGTTTCCAATGCCTCATATAGATCCGGCGCGGCGGCAACCAGGTGTGCGTTGGTAAGCGCCTGTGTGTCACTAATCCCCTGCCCAAGTGTCGGGTGCTCGTCGCGCTGTACAGACGACGCAACATCGCGGCCGTTGGGCGCGGTAATGCAGTACCCGCCGCAGCGGCGGTCAACATCAACCGCCCACGGCCCCGGTGTCCAATTCATCTCACTCATAGCCATTCTCCTGAGATAATCGCCACCAGCACCGCAGACCCGACGCCGGCCAAGAACGCGAAGGCCGCAATAACCGCGATGTCGCAGCACAGTGCATCAATGAACTGCTGCTCTGGAGTCCTTACGCGCATGGCGGCAGCTCCGGTGCGTTCGTCTTTGCCATCCGCGCGCGTCGCGCAGCCTCGGCGATATGGCTGACGTAGGACTTCGCGTAGCCTGACTCGATATATTCGTTGACGGCCTTGCCTGGCGAGATTCCCAGCTCACGCGCATATCCGCGCACTTGCTGCATCTCTTGCCATGCGTTCGGGGGTGCGATAACTGCGCTCATGCTTGAAAGTCCTCCGTGCGCCGTGTGCAGCGCACTTCACATCGAATTGATGGGGTGTAACCTGCGTCCTGCATCTCCAACGCCCAGGCTTGAGCCTCTTCGAGCGTATGGAACGTGCGCATTTCGCCGGTGTTTTCGCGCAGGGCCAGCAAAGCTCTGATGACCAGGCCGATGACTGCGCCGAGAAGAAACCAGAACGCGCTCATGGCTGGCTCCCGCAGCGGATCAGTGCGGCGCGGTGCCGATCGATTTCCACAGTCTTCGGGTGTTGGTACTCAACTAGCGGCCAGCCAGATTCCAGTACCTCGGCAAGCGCATCGCGCAACCACAGCAGGTTCTCGACGTTCCCGGTATCGCGGCTCGCGCGCAGCTCCGCGATCTGCGAATCCAAGACCGCCAAGGCGTTCAGGCCGCTCACGGCGCACCGCCTACGCGGGCCAGGATGCGCCGCGCCGCTTGCGTCGATGCCAGATCAGGATGTCCAGCAGCAGCGGCAGTAAGGCGCTCTAAGCGTGTTGGCTGACGGATTTTCCCAGCAGCAATACGCCGTTCGTATTCGGCTCTAAGTTCTTCCCTACGAGCCAGAATTTCACGCGATCTGCGGTCGACTGATGCGAGCAGCCTGCGCCACTGCTTGTCTGACTGGTTTCGGCCACGCTTGTGGGTTCCTGTGTCGCCGATGCCTGCCATGCTTGCTCCGTGCTGGGCCGCGTACTGCTCGAAATCCATCACCAGCACATCGACAAAGGCGCTCATGCTGTGATCTCCAAAGCTTTGTTCATCCAGCGATCCCAAACACGTTGAGGCATTTCGAATACCGCTTGATCCGCATCTCCATACCAGTGGGTGCAGCAGGTCAGGCACATGCGGTTGACCATTTGGCTGCGGTCACGACTGCTTCCAACCGTGTGGTCCATGTTTGCGATTGCGGGGCGTTTGCAGACGTGCGAGGTGCTCATGCCGCCACCTGCCAGGGCAGCACGGCGACTGGCGCCGGCTTGGTCTCGTACACCGTCAAGTAGTGCTGCGCCGCCTCGATGCGCGAGCAGCCCACGTCATCCATGCGGCCGGTTATCAGCTGCGACAGGTAGTCGGCGACTGCGGTGCGCAGGATCTCAGCCGCGCCTTCATCGTTGCCCTGTGCCAGGTGGCCAGCGATCAGGCCCAGCTTCTCGGTGGTCAGCTCGCCGAGCGTTTCGCTCAGCACGTCGCCGGATGTGTGCAGCGCCAGTGTCAGCTCATCGGCGCGCTCGTCTGCCAGTTCCTGACGGGAGCAAGCAGCACAGCCGCAGTGCGGGTGGTAGTTGTGTGCGAGAGCCATCCCCGTCCTCGTTCTGTATGGCCCGGTGTGGGCCGACGAGGAGATATTACAGAATCCTGTAGTTGTGAGTCAACAGGATTCTGTAATTATTTGACAGGAAAATATGAACGAGTCGAAAGATGTTCATTCTCTACGTCATTCAGGTAGGCGGCATGGCCAATCCTGAGTACTACGTCAAGCGCGCGCTCGTGCTCGATGCTGGTGTCTACTTCCAGAGCGACAACCCCCGCCGGCGACCACCAGTGGCGCAAGCCCAAGCCCATAGCCTCGCCGAAGGAGCCGATCATCATCATCGGCCGGGTCCACTGGGTCGGCGGCTGGCGGGACTGATCGATTCTGAACTGATCGGCGTCGCGTCTGTGCCCTTCAGGGAGAAGCGCAGCGGCCGATACAGAGGGCGCAACACCAGCTTGAAACAGCAAAGTGAGACGAAGTTTGGGTGTTCGTTAATTCGACATGTTGTGTAACGAAAGTTCATTTCGTTTTATCGAAACATCTGTACACTGCGCCACATGTCAACCAGGGTTGACACCCAGGACCCATTGGATAGAGTCCTAAGCCGTCACAAAATCAGAAGGGATACCTCATGGCTAAGGCTCAGGTAATCGACTTTTCAGCCCGGCAGCAGAGCGACGCTCTCGACGGGCAGTTCCTCACTTTGATCGACTCCGATATGGCGGGCAACCCCCACCATGTCCGCCCCTTGTCGGCTGCGCTGCTGCAGGAGTTGCAGGCTTTCTGTGAAGAGGCTGAGACCTGCAACGAGCACGAGCTTCTCCTAGGCTAAGGGATCAGCTCATGACTCAGGATGAGTTGACGGAAATCAATGGCTGGGCCCTTTACAGCTTCGACCTGTTCGCTTATCGCCTCAGCGGGTTGCTTGAAGAGGCTAAACGCGTTCGCGCTGCAGACCCGGATGGCTACCGATCGCATCCGGTCGTTAGGCTCGTTGTGTGCGTCAACAAGGCTATAACGCAGGTCGTGCCGTCCAACCCGATGCACAACGATTTCCTTCAAGGAAATACGCTGGGCAAGGATCTCAAACACTGGCGCCGGGTCAAGAAGCAGCTTCCCGAGCGCTACCGTTTGTTCTTTCAATTCAGATCAAACGCGCCCCAGACAGTCATTTACGCTTGGCTCAACGACGAGTTCACTCTCCGCAAGGAAGGTGCAAAAAGCGACTGTTACACGGTCTTCAGAGCCATGGTCGAAAACGGCACAGTCCCCAACAGCTATGAGTCACTCCGCAGCGCCTCGAAGGCGCTGCAGTCGGCGTCCTGACTCGTCACGCGATCTAGCTCCGGCGCGGTTTTTCGTGCCCTGTCAGTAGTCGCACAGCTCGTCGTAGTCCTCATCCTCGCACTGCCCGCTCTGGATCTTGTCCCGCTGCAGGTCCGCTGCGTACTCTTGGCAACCCTCAATAAATGAATTTGAGTTGCCGCTGCAGTCGTCCGGGTCTTCAATCCCCCTCTGTTCTGCCCAGCGAGCCCCGGCTTCGTGCCCTGAGCAGTCGTTAGTGCAGCCGCCCGTATACGGATAGAGCCGAGGTGCAGGCCTTGCCTGTGTCAGGCGCTGAGGTAACCGTGGCTGCCCGACATAGTTGATCGTCTTGTATGGGACGCCAGCCGGAGGCTTGGTTGTGTAGTAGCGAACGTCTCACTTCTCGTATGAGTAGACTGCGCCCTGCTGCGCGATGCACGCGGGGGCTGCCAGCACACTGAGCAACAGAAACAGGCATCTCCGGCTCATTTTACAGTCCAATGTTCAGTGAGCTATTGCGCGCGATCCACGCAACGGAAGTGCAGATTCGCCTCTGGGAATCCACCAAGCGGCCGGCTTTGCTTGGAATCGGTAGACAGGGTTTCAACCACTTTGCCCTGTTTTGCGCAGTACTTAGAAGCAGTGGCGTAGTTCTGGCTCTGCAGCTTTCCTGAAGTCTGCGCGCCGGTCTTGCCCTCCGTCATGATGCGGTATCCATCCGAGCCGTCTTGCACAACACCAGAGGTGGAAACACAAGCTGCGGTGGACGCGGCTACCGCCATTGCGGCAATCATTAGCTTCATCTCAGCGATCCTTTATGACTAAATTTCATCGCAGAACTCCCTATCAGTTGAGTCGATCTATCCTGTTGCGCAGGTACACCTTGCCGCCGACGATGGCGCCGCGAGGTAGAGCGAAAGCTGGATAAAGGGCGGCATTGGCACTCACCACGTAGATCGCGTCGCCCCGGTCCTGCAGTCCTTTGATCTGCTGGCCGTTGCCGGTGTTTATCAGATAGATGCCATCCCCATCAAACGTGGACACGCCCGTGTCTACGATTAGCGATTCACCAGGCTGGATCACCGGGATCATTGAGTCGCCGCGACCAGTCACTAGCACCAGCCGCCCTGGCGGTGGCACGAAGCCGACCACCGATCGGATATAGGCCGGCGTCAGATCCATAGAACGGATCACATCCGGGTAGTCATCATTGATTCGTCCTTCGCCCATGCCCGCATCTCCATCTAGCTGATCGACGCGCACATAATCTCCAGTCCGCTTCTCAGTCTCTAAGACTGGCGAGACTGGAATGCCGGGCTTCTTCTCCCCCTTTCCGGTTTCGAGCCATTGCAGCGATACACCGAGCGCATCAGCAATGATGCGCAACTTGGTTGTGGTCTGCATGCCGCCGCGCTCCAGCTCCGACAAGGTGCTGTAACCGACGCCAGTTTTAGCTGCCAATTCGCGCCTCTCGATGCCCTGCAACTCTCGTTCCCGCCTAACTCTGCTGCCAATTGTGTCCATGCTGGAATGTTCACAGAAGCCTGTAACAGAATGCTGTTGACTTGATCTACAGGATTCTGTAATATTGCGCCATGGACTGGAAATCACACATCGAGCAGCTCATCGCCGCAGGCGCGACCCCCGCACTGATCGCTCAGCGCATCGGCGTAACTGCCAATGCGATTCGAGAGATTTTGGCTGGTCGAACTACGGCCCCCCGCGCAGACGCGGCGTTTAAGTTAGCGAAGTTGCGCCCCGTGCATTTCGCCGCCCTCAAGAAGCGAAAGAGGGCGGCTTGAGATGAGCTCACGTTCTGAACTCGGACGAGAACACCAGGGGGTCGAGAGCGCGCGAGTGCCCGGTGAAGTACTTGGCCCCACAGTTGAAGCAATCAAGGGTGATTTTGGTGACTCCAGCACTCTGCTGAAGGATGGACTTAGTCCCTTCATGGAAACACTTCTGGCAGAGATAGTGGAACGGCTCGGCGTTCCCTTCGACCGGGACGTTATGCCGATCATCCCCATCCTTCAGGCGGTACACGAAGATTCCACTGGAAAGCTCGACCAGCGTATAGCGTTCGCGCTCATCCGCTTTCTCCTTCAGCTGTGCCAGTTCCGCTGTCGCAGCGAGCAACTTCTCCTGCAAGTCCGCCACCTTGGCGGCGTACATGGAAAGACCGTCCTGAGCCTTGAGCAGCTGGTCGTTAATCGCCGCAATTTTCGGGGCGAGGGCATTGAAGTCTCGGATTCCGAGAATCGAATTCAGGGCCTCCTTCGCGAGCTGCAGCGAGGTAAGGGCCGTGCCGACTGATGAAAAGTCCATGTCCGTCTCCGGTAGTTGGGTTGGGTCGCAGCTCCCAGCTTACCGGCAGGCGGGCACCTTCAAGCGCCACGCCGCAAACACCGAATGTCGTAACGCTCGCCGGTCCACCGCACAGAGAACCAGTTTTTCCCAACCCGCTTGAGCGCGACGACGTTCGTTCCAGCCTTCTTCAAAAACCCCATTCCACTGACTCCTCAAATTGACGATGTACGCAGACCCCACACACCTGAGAGACAACCCGATCAAGGTCCGATTCAACGATCCCGACTACGCGCTGATCGTTGCGCTTGCCAACTTCAATGGGCGGCAGCCTGCTGCGTTCGTGCGAGAGCTGGCGTTAGCCGCTGTTGCGTCGATGGAGAAGGGTAGGCCGGAAGCAGATGCAGCCTGAAGGGCCAAAGCAGGCCCTTGGGAGGTCCTATGGACATAGCGCTGAAGCCATCTGAGCGCGCGATGTTTGAGCAGTACGCGAAGGCCCATGGGCTTTCGTCGATTGCAGAAGCACTGATGCACGCAGCACACGCCGAGTTATGCCGGCGCTACCGCCTACCAACACGGCAGGCCTCGGTCGTACCGATTCAGTCCCTCAGAAGTCCTGGGAGCAGTGAATGACCCATCTACCCGCCCGCGCAAGTGACCCGCTGACCAGCTGGGAAGCCGCTGAGCGCAACGACAAGTCGGGCAAGACCCGGCAGCAGCAGAATGTCACTGCGGGCGCGGTGGCTGACCATCCGGGCATGACGAGCGCGGAGCTGGCAAAGGTCGCTGGACTGTGCCGCTACATGCTCGCGCGCCGGCTGCCGGAATTGGAGCGCCAAGCACGTGTTTTCCGCGGCGATGTGCGCGTGTGCTCGTCCACCGGCTACAAGGCTGCGACCTGGTTTCCGGTGCGCTGACATGTCTGACACCTACACCATGCCCGATAGACGCACGCTGATCCGAAATCCGTATCTCGGGACTCGATGGGTCCGATTCGGTGCTGGCGCTTCGTTGCCGCCGCTGCCGTGCTGCTACGTGGTCTATCAAGGCTCTGAGCTGCTCTACATCGGACAGACCAACAACCTGCGCGAGCGCTTCGGCTACCACGCTGGGCACGCTCGATTCCCCACTGGATTTCGCCTAAAGGTTCGATTTGGCGAGCGGTATGGCGATTGGGCGATGCGTGAGCTACGTCTGATCCGCCGCATACGCCCGCCAATGAATTCGAGGGTCGTATGAACTATTTCGAGCACCACATCGGCGATTACGCAGCTGCCACGGCGCATTTGTCGCTGTTGGAAGACGCTGTGTACTCGCGCCTGCTACGCCGCTACTACCTGCAGGAAGAGCCTCTGCCGGCCGAGGTGTGCATGGTTGCGCGCCTGGTGGGTGCGCGCGCCGCCGAGGAAGTCGAGGCTGTGCAGGTGGTGCTGGAAGAGTTCTTCACCCTGCAGGAAGACGGCTGGCACAACAAGCGTGCCGATGAAGAGATCGCCCGGTATCAGGCCAAGGTCGATGCGGCTCGGGAGAACGGAAAGCGTGGCGGCCGCCCGCCAAAGAACCCAGAGGTTTCAACGGAGAAAGCCAAAGAAACCCAACCCTTTTCTCTGGGTTCGATTTCAGAAACCCAACCGAAAGCTCACCAGACACCAGACACCAGTAACCAAGCAGAAAAGCAAAAGCAAGAGCGCAGTTCGCCTAGCGGCTCACGCCTGCCTGCTGATTGGGGGCCATCTTCCGATGACATCGCCTTTGCCGAGCGCGAGCGCCCAGACGTGGACTGGTGGGCTGAGGCAGAGAAATTCCGCGACTACTGGCACGGCATCCCTGGCGCGAAGGGCCGCAAATCGGATTGGCCCGGCACATGGCGCAACTGGATCCGGCGTGCTGACTCCAAGCGGCAAGCACCACGTGCAGGTCCACAGCAGCAACCACTCGGCAAAACAGCGCAAGCACTGATGGCACTTGAGGACTTCGGAAATGGCGGACTGGATCAAGCGGGAAATCGGGGAGGGCCTCAAGCGCTTGATGTGCTTGGGCCTGGAGCGCACGCCGGCAGCGGAGGTTATCCAACTGACCGCCGCCGTCTGGCTTGAGACGGTGACGCACAACCGCGTGTGGGATCAGGATCTGGACGCGCCGCGCTTCCGCCGTGCGTTCGCCTCGCTGTGCCAGCAGCGCACGTCCTGGCCGCCTCCGTCCGCGTTGCTGGAGGCTATGCCGCCGCGCGATCAGCTTGCGCTGACGAAGCAGCCGATCACCAGCGCGCCAGACGACCCGAAGGTCAAAGCGATGATGGACCGCATCGGCGCCATGTTGAGGATGCCGTGATGAGACAGGTACAGCACCTCGTTAGCGTCAGCGGAGGTAAGGACAGCACCGCCACCTACCTCAAGGCGATCGAGTCAGGCCGCGCTTTCCGTGCCGTGTTCGCCGATACTGGCAATGAGCACGAGATCACCCTCGAATACGTGGCGACGCTGGCGCAGCGCACCGGTGGGCCGGGCATCGAGACTGTTCGCGCCGACCTAAGCACTGACCTCGCCCGGCATCGCGATTACATCCTGCGGGTCTGGCCTCAGCAGGGGATCTCGCAGGTAATCGTCGATCGAGCTGCAGTCCTTCACAAGCCAAGCGGCAACCCCTTCGTTGACCTCTGCATCCTCAAGGGCCGGTTTCCATCTCGTGGGGCGCAGTTCTGTACCGAAGAATTGAAGGTGCTGCCCATTATCGAGCAGCGTGTTCTGCCAATGCTGAAGTCGGGGCCTGTCCTGCAGTGGGTGGGCATCCGTGCAGAGGAAAGCGATAACCGCGCCAAACAGCCGCGCTACAACCGGCACGAGTCTGGATCGTACCTGTGGCGCCCGATCTTCAACTGGAAGCTGCGGGAAGTATGGGCGTACCACTCGCGGCACGGGATTCTGCCCAATCCTCTTTACGCAATGGGATTCGGCCGCGTCGGCTGCTTTCCGTGTATCAACTGCCGAAAGGAGGAGCTTCGCCTAATTGCCGACCTGGCACCCGAACACATTGAGCGGATCGCCGAGTGGGAGGCAATCATTGCGCTGGTCAGCAAGCGTCAGTCGGCTACGTTCTTCGCGCCCATGAAGGATCCCACAGACGCGGACACGCCTGGCGAGTACTCGCGGATCCACAAGGTTGTGGAGTGGAGCCGAACCGGGCGAGGTGGCCGGCAGTTCGACCTCTTCTTCCAGCAGCAGCCCGGCGGCGGGTGCACGTCTGACCTTGGTCTGTGCGAATTAGCGGAGGCCGCATGACCAAGGCCGACACCATCCGCCTACTGCACGCCGAGCACTGCAGCGTTGATGAGATTGCCGCAGCTGTTAGCTGGCTGCGTAGCAACGTTGCTCACTTCATCCGAACCTGGATCGACTGACATGACGCATTTCATTTTGCGCGCAGAAGGCGGCGCAGAGCAGGAGGGGCGATGAACAACTCAGCGTACCTATTGGCGCTGTCGGACGCACTGCAGTTGCACGACGAGCGCGTCGATCACGCTATCGAGCGATGCCGAAAATTGCACGACGAATTGAGGCAGGCCGAGCAGCACAGGAGTCTAGTAATGCAGTGCCGCGCAGATTTCAAGGCAGCAATCAAAGATCTGGAGGGGCAGGGATGAATGCTTGGCAGCCGATCAGCACCGCTCCAAAGGAAGGTTCTTTCATCGTCTGGTGCCCTGAACGTCAAAACATGTTCATCGTTTCAGGGCGGGACAGATTTGAAGGCAGATTCAGGATATTTGGCGCGGATGTCCTGCTTGGTCGCCAGGAGCCGACGCACTGGATGCCGTGGCCTGCGCCACCACAGGAGTCTGAGCTATGACGCACTTCATCCTCCGCCCTGAAGGCAATGCCCGCGAGCGCATGGCAGATGCGTGGGCTTTCGCGCTGCAGATCCTCAAGGCCGGCAAGAACGCGCGCGTGGAAGTCAAGGAGCTGCTGCCGAAGCGATCAATTGAGCAGAACTCCCGGCTGTGGGCGATGCTCACCGACGTGTCGCTGCAGGTGCAGTGGCCGGTGGATGGCAAGATGCAGCGCCTATCGCCGGAGGATTGGAAGTGCATTTTCACGGCCGGCCTGACCAAGCACCAGCGTGTCGCGCAGGGCATCGACGGCGGCTTCGTGATGCTCGGCAGCAGCACCAGCCGGATGACGGTGGCAGAGATGTGCGATCTCCAAGAACTCATCTCCGCGTTCGGCGCCGAGCGCGGGATGCGTTGGTCCGATCAGCGCGGCTTTGAGCAGAGGCGGTTAGCATGAGCCGGGTCATTCACGTGGGCGACTGCCTCAGCATCCTGCCCAGCCTGGCCGCCGACTCGGTCGATGCGATCGTCACTGATCCGCCTTACGGCCTGTCCTTCATGGGCAAGCGCTGGGACTACGACGTGCCCAGCACTGTCATATGGGCCGAGTGCTTGCGCGTGCTCAAGCCCGGCGGCCACCTGCTGGCCTTTGCGGGCACCCGCACGCAGCACCGCATGGCCGTGCGCATTGAGGATGCCGGCTTCGAGATCCGCGACATGATCGCGTGGGTCTACGGCTCAGGTTTCCCGAAGTCGCACAACGGCGAATGGGGCGGTACTGCGCTGAAGCCGGCATTGGAGCCAATCACCATGGCGCGCAAACCGCTGATTGGGACCGTGGCGGCAAACCATTCGGCCTATGGCACCGGCGCACTTAACACCGACGATTGCGGCATTGGAGCCAGGTTTAGCGAGGGCGGCCGCTGGCCGGCCAACGTGCTCCACGACGGTAGCGATGAAGTGCTGGCTGTCTTCCCGGATGCGAAGGGGCAGCAGGGACGGGCCCTTGATGATGGCGACGCCAGTGGTAACGCGGTCTATGGCGCGCTGCGAAACGTCACCACGAATCCAGCCCCGCGCGTCGAGTCCGAGACCAGCGCAGCGCGATTCTTCTACTGCGCAAAGGCCAGCAAAGCCGATCGCGATGAGGGCCTTGAGGCCTTCACCAAGACGAGCGGCGGCATGGCTTCGAACACCAGCGGCCAGCACATCACTCGCCGGGACGCAGACTACGCGCCGGCACCCCGCGCGAACAACCACCCGACGGTGAAGCCCACGGACCTAATGCGCTACCTGTGCCGCCTGGTCACGCCGGCCGGCGGCATCGTACTCGACCCCTTCATGGGCAGCGGCAGCACCGGCAAGGCAGCAGCGCTCGAGGGCTTCGCCTTCGTCGGCATTGAAATGGACCCGGCCTATGCCGCGATAGCGGAGGCGCGTATTGCTGCCGCGATGATCGCAGCGCGGTCTGATGAACTGAGGCCTAGGCAAGGCGATATTTTTGGGGAGGCCGCCTGATGCGCTCAGACACCAATCAGACCGACGTGTTCCGCGACTCGCCAGCAACCAAAGCGGCCCAGTGGCGTGCCGCCGCCGAGAAATGCGCCGAGCAGTTCCCCGGCGATTCCAGGCGGCTGCGCTACTACGAGTCGCACGCCGAGATGTATGAGGCGCAGTGCAATCAGATCAGGAGCGCAGCGTAATGCCGCACGCACCAGGAGTAACCCTCAAGCCGCTCGTCGAGCTGGGCAAGTCGCCGGATCAGTGCTGGAAGTGGCTGGGGCGCGTCACCGACGAAGGCCGCGCGGTCAAGCAGTTCAACGGCAACCCGATGCCGGCGCAGCGGTGGATCTGGCAGCAGCTGTTCGGGCCGATCAAGCTTGGATTCGTGGTGTATTCGACATGCGGCGACCATGCTTGCTGCAACCCGCATCACCTGCGCTGCGGCTTTATGGCCGACGCAAACAGGTCGGGCAATAGCGCGGTACTGCTAGCTGAGGACGTGGCCCAACTTCGGAAGGATCGTGAGAACGGCCTGGACGACAGGCTAATCGCCGAGAAGTACGGCATCAGCGTCAGCTACGTCCGCCAGGTCGCGAAGGGCCGCAGCTGGGGCCGCAAGAAACTGCGCCAGGTGGCCGCATGAACTACCGCGACCGCAAGCTGCTGGACTTGGCCTATGAACTGGAATGCCAGCTGCAGTTGCCGGGCATCTGCGAAGGCGGCCCAGGCGAGCCAGCGCACAGCAACCAGAGCCGGCACGGCAAGGGCGGGGCGCTCAAGGCACACGACTGCTTCTTCGCCAGCGCATGCCGCAGCTGTCACCGCGAGATTGACCAGGGCCGGACGATGAGCCGGGAAGAGAAATTCGACGCATGGCAACGCGCCCACGAGCGCACGCTGCTGGAGATGTTCCGGCGCGGTCTCGTTGTGGTCGCACAACACGGGAACAGGGCAGCATGAAAGTCGAAAAAATTGATACGACGACGGCAGGCAAGGCAAAGGTAATGGGTTTTGCCGCCCAAGGGCGCATGGTAGTTCAGCGCACTTTCCCGAACGAAGAATGGATCAGGCAATCACTGCCGGTATGGAATTGGCAGGTGCATGAATACGCCATCGTTTTTAAAGAAGTGGGTCCTCGGGATGTTTGGTTGGAAATTGATTCCAAGCATGCAATTAGGAATTTCAATCTGGATGGCACATGCAGCAAGGGAAATGTTGCGGTGCGTTACGTCCGCGAGGATCTCGCAGCATGACCATAAATCAATCAGCAAAGAAGATCCCGCGCGGCAATATGTGCGCGTCCACGACTACGATCCGCGAGGCGTTTGCGATCCAAATGATGGCAGCCATGCGTATCGCAAACCCGGAATCGTCAAGTGAGAACGTCGCTATTGACGCACTCGAAGACACCCGCGCCCTCCTGGCCGCACTGGAGAACAGCAATGGATGACATCGAGAAGCGCGCGCGGGAGCTGTTGGCGGCTGAGTATGCTCGCGACGGTAGGCGCACAGCCGAAGAATTCGCAGCGCTCGGGCTGTCCGAACACCGTCCGGCGATCAACGCCATCATCGCCGCGCTGTCGGCCGCGCCGCAGGGATTGGAGCCGGCTGCTTACCAATACCGCGATGATGCGGCACACGATGCGTTTGCCTCGTCATATTGGGAGGAAATCCCGCGAGAGACATACGAGGCGCTGAAAAGTGTAATGGGCGGCCATGGGCCGAAGAAAATTGCCGGAGACACTATTCGCGGCGATCTACGCCTTGATCCTCACGGCTGGAATACCGAGTTGCGCGTGCTATGTGCCATGCCGGAGCCGCAGGCATGAACCTACTGCGCGATGAAATCGAAGACATCGCCGAGCGGATCAAGCTCAAGCTGATCGCAAAGGGTCCGCAGTGCGTCTACGCGAAGCACACCGGCACGGTGGCGGTCTACAGGGCCAGCGATGTGCGCAACGAGACGTGCAGCCCCGCGTGCATGGTCGGCAGCTACACCCGGGCGGTCAAGGTGGTCGAGATCGAAGACGATCTGCGCGCCCGGATGCGGGAGATTGCGGCATGAGAGTCATGGCAATCGACCCCGGCACCGAGGAAAGCGGGTGGTGCGAGTTGTGGGATGGTGTGGTCGCAGATTCCGGGGTGTCGGGAAACCACGAGCTTTTACTGGGAATCCATAGAGGACGCTTTGACTACTGCTGCACGCTTGCAATCGAGATGATCGCCAGCTACGGCATGCCCGTGGGCAAAGAGGTTTTCGAGACGTGCGTGTGGGTGGGCCGCTTCCAGCAAGCGTGGCGCGCACCCGGATTGGTCCGGCTCGTCTATCGCCGCGACGTGAAGCTGCACCTGTGCGGCAACGTCAAGGCCAAGGATGCCAATATCCGGCAGGCGCTGCTTGACCTCATCGGCCCGCAGGGCACGAAGAAAGCGCCAGGCCCCACATTTGGGGTCAAAAAACACGCCTGGGCCGCCCTTGGCGTCGCCGCCACCGTCGCCGGCATCACGCCGGAAAGTCGCAGGGCCGCTGCATGAGCGCGCTTGAGCACCAGGTGGGCGGTAATCACTACAGCAAGCTCGGCGACTACCAGCCCTGGGAAGTGCTGCGGCGCTGGCTCACGCCAGAAGAGTTTCGCGGCTACATGAAAGGCACCGCTATCGCCTACCTCGCCCGCGAGCGGGATAAGGGCGGCGACACCGACATCCAAAAAGCCCTGCACACGCTGCAGGGGTTTTCAGAACTTACAAGGGGAAATCAGTCATGAGCGGGCAAATCGATACCTTCGGCACCTACGTGCGGGCCGAACTGGAGCACTGGGGGCGGGAGTTCGCGCTGCACCGAGACTTCGACTACCTCGGCCACCAAAGCAAGAACATGCTGCAGGTGCTGATTGAGCACCGCGGCGAGATGCCGCCGCCCAACGTGGGCTACAAGCCGCTGGAGACAGACTCGCGTGCCCAGCGGGTCGAGGATCTTGTTGCTGAAATCGCTCGATCCAATGGCTCTATGGCATGTGTGCTGCGCGCCTACTTCTGCGGTATGGGCCGCCGCAAGGTTGAGCGGTACGAGACGGCCCTGCTGCTGCTGGCGAACCTTGAGGCGCCAATGCTGCCGGTTCGGGCTTACTTGGAAATGGCGAAGCGAGGCGAAGATCGGGTCTACGGCATGCTGTCCGGCATGGCAATCAGCCAGGCGCAACGCGCCGCTTGACAGGTGACACCTGAAATGGGTTAATTCAGGCACTGTGACATAGAACCCCCTGGCGAAAGCCGGGGGGTTTGCGTTTTTGGGGTATGGACTGGGATATCCCGGTCGCCCACACCACTTTGCCCGCTCCCTAGCCGGACCACCCTTCGCATCCAGCCGGATCGCGGCGCAGGCGCCTATTGCCGGAGTTTCCCTTGAGCCAATTCGATAGCCTGATTGGCCGTGTGCTGAGTCACGAGGGCGGCTACGTTAACGATCCGCGCGACCCCGGCGGCGAAACACAATGGGGAATCAGCAAGCGGGCGTATCCAGCGCTCAATATCCGAGCACTGACCCGCGATCAGGCGATTGAGATCTATCGCCGGGACTACTGGGCGCGCGTGCAGGGCGACAAGCTTCCAGCCGCGGTCGCATTCCAGGTGCTGGATGCTGCGGTCAACCACGGAGTTGGTACGGCCACCCGTTGGCTGCAGCGTGCTGTCGGTGTGGCTGATGATGGAGTGATCGGGCCTAGTACCCTAGCGGCGATAGTGGCTGTGCCGGCTGCAGACCTAGTGCTTCTGTTCAACGCCGAGCGCCTGGAGTTCTACGCCAAGCTGAGCAACTTTGATGCGTTCGGAAAAGGCTGGACACGACGTGTCGCCGGGAACCTGCGTCTGGCTGCCCTGGACAACTGATGCCCGGCAAGAAATCCCGCGACAGCGCCGTGGCGAAGCTGCAGATGGCGCTGAGCACCATGAGTACACCAGGCATGACGCCATCGAGTGCACTGACTCTTGTAAAAAGCATGGTGCAGGACGCACTGGACCTGATCCAAGAGGCGGACCCGCTCAAGAAACGTGTGGCCTTCATCGTGCTGGCGCTGCAGGAGTCAACCGAGATCCGCGTGGTAGCGCTCCGCGGCAAAGAGTATGAGCGAATCCTAATCCGTGACCATCCGCTTTACGAATGGGCGATGAGGCAAGTTCACCAACTGGCTCAACCTGGCAAGGAAGCGGCGTGACGTTCGCAACACGCAACGCAGGTGCTGGCCGCATCGGCATCGCCATCCTGATCCTGTTTCTCTACGGCATGGCGATGGCCGCGCTGGTGGGCGTTTCAATTCCGCAGACCAACCGCGATGCGTTCGCGCTGCTGCTAGGCGGGCTGAATACGGCGCTCGGCGGGGTAGTTGGCTATTTTTTCAATATTTCGCAGCGCCAGGCTGGCGGCTGATACATGGCCGACAGATGGGACCGAGGTCTAACAGAGCAACCAAGCATGCCGATCCAGCTGAAACTCGCAATCGCCGCAGTGGCGCTGGTGCTCAGCTTCTGGGCTGGCTGGGAATGGCGCGACCGATCGGCTGACGTGGCCACCAGCGAACAGAAGGCAGGAGCTGCCCTCGGCGCCTTGGCCGGTGAGCAGGCCGCGCGCGCCACCGAACATAAACAGGCCGATGCTCTGGCCGCCATTGGAGCCAAGCATGAGCAAGACCAAGAAGAGGCCACGGCCGTCGCTGCTGCTGTTGTTGCTGGCCTGCGTGATGGCAATCTCAAGCTGCGCAACGACCTCGCGACTTGCAACACCGACAAGCTGTCCCAGGCTGCCGCCGGCGCCGTCCAGCGTGATGCGCCCGCCCAGCTCCGAGCAGAAGTTGCGGGAGCTGCTATTCGAATCACCCGTGACGCCGACGACCAGCTCCGCGCCTGCCAAGCCGTGGTGAGTGCAGACCGTGAATGACATTGGCCGCGTCACGCACAACTACGTGTCCGCGCATCAGCGCGACCGTGTGCACCGCGCCAGCCTGTACGCCAACGAGAAGCGTGCCCTGGTGACCGACTTCAATGGGGCCATCCCCAAGGGGGCAACCATCGCTTGTGCAACATGGGAAACCTACGACACCAGCCAATGCCTCATGTCTGAGCCTGCCATCAACAATAGGCAAGTACAGGTGCAGCTTACTGCCCAATATAGCGGCAATTGCCGTATACGCGTTGACGCCGAGCTTGACAACGGCGAAGTGTACTCGGCTTGGCATGTGATCCGGGTGCAGCCGGCGCCTTACTTCAATTCCCCTGGTTGGGCGAATGGCCCCAGTCGGTTGCACATTTGCGTTTCTGACCCAAATCCAAATCCTTCACCGGGACCGGACCCGATAACATGACTGGGCGGCCGAGCGCTTACAAGCCAGAGTACTGCGATCTGGTCATCCAGCTGGGCAGGGAGGGTAAGTCAGTTGTCCAAATGGCATGCGCGATCGATGTTGTCCGCAGCACGCTGTACGAGTGGTGCAAGGATCACCCGGAGTTTTCAGACGCCTTTACGCGAGCAAAGCAGCTGAGCCAGGACTGGTGGGAAACGCAGGCCCAGTGCGGACTGACAGCCGACAAGTTCAACGCTCAGCTTTGGTCGCGATCCATGGCTGCACGCTTCCCTGAAGACTATCAGGAGCGCAAGGGTGTCGAGCTCACGGGTGCTGGTGGCGGCCCAGTTCAGACCGTGACACGAGTGGAGCGGCGCATTGTCCGTCCTGGATCTTCCGACAGCTGAGGTCTTCTTGCCGCTGCTGGAGCCTGCCCGATACAAGGGCGCCCATGGTGGCCGAGGCTCAGGAAAGTCGCACTTCTTCGCTGAGCTACTGATTGAGGATGCTGTCCGCGAACCGGGCGAATCAGCTGGTGCTGGCCTGTTGTCTGTGTGCATCCGACAAGTCCAAAAGTCGCTCAAGCAGTCCAGCAAGCGCCTGATCGAGTCCAAGCTGCGGGAACTGCGCCTTGGTGAGAAGGACGGCTTCAAGGTCTACAACGAGGTGATCAAGACGCCGGGAGACGGTGTGATTGCCTTCCAGGGCATGCAGGACCATACCGCCGAGTCGATCAAGTCGCTAGAAGGTTTCAAGCGGGCATGGTGGGAAGAGGCGCAGGCTACAACATCGCATTCGCTCAGCCTCTTGCGGCCAACGATCCGCGCGCCAGGGTCCGAGCTGTGGTTTAGCTGGAACCCGCGGCGCAAGTCGGATCCGGTTGATCTGATGCTGCGGGGTAACGAAATCCCAACCGGCGCCACAGTGGTGCGGGCGAACTGGCAAGACAACCCGTGGTTCACTGCTGAGCTTGAGCAGGAGCGTCAAGACTGCCTGCGTATGCAGGCAGATCAGTACGACCATATCTGGGGTGGCGGGTACGTCACTGCAGTGTCGGGCGCCTACTTCGCCAAGGCACTGGCTGAAGCGAAAGATCAAGGGCGCATAGGCCGGCTTGCTGCCGACCCGCTGATGACCACCAGGGCTTACTGGGACATTGGTGGCACCGGCGCAAAGGCTGACGCCTGTGCCATCTGGATCGTGCAGTTTGTCGGCCGCGAAGTGCGAGTGCTCAACTATTACGAGGCAGTTGGTCAGCCTCTTGCAACGCACGTTGAGTGGCTGCGTCGATCGGGCTATGAAGGCTGCCAGTGTGTTCTGCCGCACGACGGCGCCTCGCACGACAAGGTTTACGCGGTCAGCTACGAAAGCGCGCTGAGGGCCGCAGGGTTTGATGTGCGAGTGGTGCCGAACATGGGCGCTGGCGCCGCGATGACGCGAATCGAATCTGTGCGCCGTCTGTTCCCGAGCATCTGGTTCAACAGCGGTGCGATCGGCGACGTTCGGGACGCAACAGAGGCAGGGCGCGACGCGCTGGGCTGGTATCACGAGAAGCAGGACGAGAAGCGAAGCATCGGCCTTGGCCCCAATCACGATTGGGCGAGCCATGGCGCGGATGCGTTCGGCTTGATGGCAGTGGATTTCGAAACAAACGGCGTCAAGGCACCCGCCAAGGCGATCAAATTCAACAGTGGATGGGCCTAATGCGCGATGACGACTTGAAACCGCCGAAGACTGCGGAAGACAAGTACCGTGTGATGCGACAGAGGTTCGCCGACTGCGAGTCGGCTGAGTCCACGCTGCGCAGCCAGGCGATTGACGACTTCCGCTTCATTTGGGTCGCCGGTAGCCAGTGGGACAACAATTTCGGCCGGCTGCGCGGGTCGCGCCCAAAGTACGAGTTCAACAAGCTGCGGCAGTCGGTGAAGCAGGTCATCAACGACATGCGCATGAACACGCCGTCGATCAAGATTCGTGCGAGCGAAGATGGCGACGTGAAGCTGGCCGAGATTCGTCAGGGCCTGATTCGGAACATCGAGTCGCAATCGCGCGCCGATGAGGCCTACGACTGGGGCGGCATGTACGCAGTCAGCTGCGGATTCGGCGTGTGGCGCGTCACCACTGAGTACTCCAACGACGACACGTTTGACCAAGACATCCGGATCAAGCGGATTCACAACCCGTTCTCCGTGCGGTTCGATCCGTCGGCAACTGAACTGGATCGCTCGGATGCGCAGTTCGCTTTCGTCGAAGACTCGGTGTCCCGTGCAGAGTTTCGCCGCCGCTGGCCGAGCGCTGAGATAGTCGCATTCGATTCCAGCCTGACAGGCGACTGTCGCGACTGGTATCGCGACAAAGAGGTGCGCATTGCCGAGTACTGGCAGCGTGTGCCGGTGACCAAAGAGATTCTGCGACTGTCGGATGGGCGTGTAGTCGATGCCGACGACTTCGATGAAGAGGCGGCAGCCAATCCGCCGATGGAACAAATGGGCCAAGCCCAGGGTGAGCCCATCACCGTCGAGGATCGGCGCTCAATCGAATCGCACAAGATCACGATGGAGATCGTGAGCGGCGAAGAGACGCTTGCAGGGCCGTTCGACTGGCCAGGCCGTTATATCCCACTCGTGCCTGTGTGGGGCGATATCGTCCACGTGGATGGGAAAGACGAGTGGTATGGCATGGCGCGCATGTCGCGCGATGCCCAGGTGCTCTACAACTTCGAGCGCTCCAACTTCGCCGAGGTGATCGCGAATCAGCCGAAGTCCCCCTTCATGTACACGTCAAAGAATATCGAGGGCTTCGAGCGTGAGTGGCGCGATTTGGCTGTCGATAACGCGCCCGGCTTGCCGTACAACCCCGATCCGCTTGTCCCCGGTGGGCGGCCGATGCGCGAGCCGCCGCCGCAGCTGTCACCAGGCTACATGGCTGCGCTGCAGTTGTCGTCCGAAGACCTGAAATCCACCACCGGGATCTACGACGCTAGCCTTGGCAGCCGCAGCAATGAGACCAGCGGCAAGGCCATCATGGCCAGGCAGCGCGAGGGCGATGTCGCCAACTTCGACTACCAGGACAACATCAGCCGGGCGATCCTTTACACCGGCATCATCGTCAACGACCTGATCCCGCACATCTACGACAGCGAGCGGCAGATCCGCATCCTGGGCGAGGATGGGTCGGAAGAGTTTTTGGCGGTCAACAAGCCGATTTGGGACGAGCAGTCGCAGGACTGGATTACGGTCAACGATCTGCGCCAGGGCAAGTACGACGTGTCGATCACGACTGGCCCGAGCTACACCACGCAGCGCATGGAGACGCTGGACGCGATGATGCAGCTTGCCCAGTCAAACGGCCCAGACGGCATGCTGGCGCGCTATGGCGTGCTGAAAGCGATGGACACGCCGGGTATGGACGAGGTGCGCGACGCCTACCGGTCACTGCTGGTGAAGCAAGGCTTGCTGCAGCCGGGTGAGGGCGACCAGCCGCCGGAGCCGCAGCAACCGAATCCGAAAGACCTTACTGACGCCAAGAAGAACGAAGCGCAGGCGCAGCTCTACGGCGCGCAGGCACAAGGGCAGCAGCTGGAAAACATGCAGCTTGAACAACAGCTGCAAGCAAAGCAGATGCTCATGGGCATGCCGCCACCAGTTCAGCCGCCACCGCAAGAACAAGCCGCACCAGAACAGCCGCCGCAAGGCGGTTTTCCTTTGGGCGGCGATCCGGGGCTAAACCCCACCGCACCGGCCGGCCAGCCGGGCTATCCGATCTGAGATCGCTATGAACGAACGACTGCAGGCGGCCATCGCGGCCGTGGAAGCCTCCAACCCCACACCGCAAGCCGATGCGTCGGCTGCACCAGTAGCGGACACCGCACAACCTGCTGAAGAGCAGGGCAACCCCGCCGCAACCGTTGAGGACGATCAGCAGATCGCCGACACGCACGATTCCGAAGAGTCGGCAGCTTCGGACGGGAATGATGCTCCCGCACAACGCCAGAACAAGGGCGTTGGTAAGCGCATCAATGAGCTGACGCGAGAGAAGTACGAGGCACTTCGCAGGGCAGAAGCCGCCGAGCGACGCGCGCAGGAGCTGGAGCAACAGCGCCAGCCGCACGCCGCAGGCAAAGACCCTGTGCAGTCGGACAGCAGGCCGACGCTGGACCAGTTCAATTACGACCAGGACGCATATCTGGAGGCCCTCACCGATTGGCGGGTCAACCAGCGGCTGAGTGAGCGTGATTCGCAGCAGCAGGTCCAGCAGAAGCAGCACCAGGAGCAGGAACGGCAACGTGAATTCCAGGGGCGCCTGGCTTCGTTTGAAGCCGAGAACCCTGGCAAGTGGGAGGCGGCCACCAAGGCGCCGATCAATTTCACTGAGCCGATGCTGGAGGTGATCGCCTCCAGTGAGGTTGGCCCGCGCATCGCGGTCTACCTCGCCGAGAACCTGGATCGTGCCGACGAAATTTCGCGTATGACGCCCTATGCCCAAGCCGCAGCGCTTGGCCGCATTGAGGCGTCGATGAGCGCGCCCAAGCCCGGACAGATTCCGCCTCCGCCCAAGACCGTCACGAAAGCACCTGCACCGCCTCCGACCATTGGCGGTGGCTCCGTCGTGCGCAAAGACCTTGCGTCGATGGATGTCACCGATCACCTGGAAGCGGTTCGGGCCAAACGAAACCGATAACCGGAGATTTCCCCAATGGCTGGCAACCAGCTACTCACCAGCAACATCATCGTCAAGCGCGGCTTGGCCGTTCTGACCGAAAAGCTTCAAGTACTTAAGATGGTCAACCGTCAGTACGACACCCCGTTTGGCTACAAGGGTGGCGCCAAGGTTGGCGACCAGGTGTCTGTGCGCGTCCCGCAGCGTGGCGTGGTCCGCAAGGGCCGCATCATGGATATCCAGCCGCAGATCGACAAGACGATCCCGGTGAAGGTCGATCAGTACTACGGCATGGACACCGGCGCAACGTCGGCGGAAATGGCGCTTCAGATCGAGGATTTCCAGGAGCAGTTCATCGATCCGAAGATTGGCGACCTGCTTGCGAACGTCGAAGCCGACTTCATCAACAAGGTGACCCCGCTGGTGCCGGGCGCCGTCGGCGACTACGGCGCGTTTGATGACGCACGCACCGCGCTGGCTGCCAAGGCCTACCTGGACAGCCAGCTCGCGCCGTCCAGTGATCGCAACCTGCTGATCAACACCTACTCGCAGATTGATATCGTGGACAGCCTGAAGGGGCTGTACAACGCGCAGGAGAAGGTCGGTCGTCAGTACCGCGAAGGCGAGATGGCGACCAACACGCTGGGCTTCGACTGGTACTCGTCCAACCTGACCGCCACCACCACGCGCGGCACTGGTTCGGACTATCTGGTCAACGGCGCAGGGCAGTCCGGAACCACACTTGTGGTGGATAAGGGAACTGGCACCATCAACCCGGGCGATACCTTCACCATTGCTGGCGTGTTCGATGTCCATCCGCAGACCAAGAAGGTGTTGCCCGGCCAGCTGAAGAAGTTCACCGTCACGCTGGCGGCGGCATCCGGCGCGACTGCTCTGCAGATCACCCCCGAAATCGTGGTGTCCGGTTCCGAGCAGAACGTGTCGAACGCCCCGGCGGACAACGCAGCCATCACCATCGGCGGTGTCGCTGGCACCAACTACGTACAGAACCTGGCCTTCTCGAAGGATGCCTTCTACTTCGTGACTGCAGATCTGCCGACGCCGCCGGCGAACCACGGTGTTGACTCGGCTCAGGCCACCCACCAGGGCATCACGCTCCGCTTCACTCAGGGCTTCGACATCGTGAACGACATGTTCCTGTCGCGCTTCGACCTGGTGTGGGGTGGCGGCATCCTGCGCCCAGAACTGGCCGTCCGCATTCCCGCTACCGTTTCCGGCATCTAAGGAGAACAAAAATGGCACAACTCGCAGTTGAAACCCAGAACAGCCTGTGGGCCGCGGCTCCGGGCACCAACGACGGCTGCGTGCTCGGCAAGGACTCGACCGAGAAGGTCGGCTTCTTCGGCACCACGCCGATCTCCCAGCCCACCATCACTGCCGCCAATTCGGCCGCCGGCACCGCAGGTGCTGTGCTGGTCGCGTTGGGCCTGGCGCGCCAGATCCCGTAAGGAGGAATCATGGCTACTGAGAAGCAACACGCGCTGTATCTCAAGCCTCCCGATGAAGATCGCATCGAACTGGTGCATGCCGATGATGTCGAAGACCGAAAGGCTGAGGGCTGGAAGGAGCCCGAGGGCATGAAGGCCAACGGCGAGGAATGGAACCGCGAGGATGACTTGCCGGGCCAGGACATCGCTGCCGACATTGCAAAGCAAACTGCCGAAGCTGACGCCTGGCGCGCCGAGCAGAAGCAGATGGAGGCCGATGCCGAGAAAGCAAAGGCCGAAGCATTGGCGAAGAAAGCCGAAGCGGCGCCGGCGAAGAAGTAATCCAGCAGTTCGTCAGTGAACGGGGGCGCCCAAGTGGCGCTCCTTCTTTTTGAGGATCCACATGACCACAGTTGCCCAAATCGTTGCGCGATCGCTTCGATTGCTCCGCGTCGTGGATTCGAACGAGGCCCCCGAGGCCGAAGACTTTGAGACGGCGCGCATCGCCCTAAACGGAATGATGCGGCGCTGGGAAGCAAACGGGTTAGCGCTTGGCTGGCAGCCCGTAGAGACGCCGGCAGAGACATTGCCAGCGCCGGTAGAAGCCGAGCAAGCGATTGCCTACAACCTTGCACTGATGTTGCGCCCTGAGTACGGGGCAAACCTTGAGCCTGATGTGGTTCAGACGGCAAATGACGGGCTGGCCGAACTGCGCCGCGACATGTTGGTGGCCAATCCGCTTGTGCTGCGTCAGCGCCTGCCTGGCTGCGGCCGCTACAACATCTACACCGACGAGTACGAAGGCTGATGGACCTTCGCCCAATCGACCTGCTTGGCGGCTTCTACGCTGACGACAGCAAGCCGTGGTCGGTACAAGACACGGTGAACTGGCTGCCGGAAGTCGCAGAAGTACGCGGCACGCGCACTGAGTACAAGCTGGCGTCGCCGCCGGGGCTGCGCGAGTACATGCGCCTTGGCGATCGGCCGATTCGGGGGCTGCGCAACGTCGAAGGGACGCTGTTTTCCGTCTGCGGCAATGACCTGCACCAGATCAGCACGAAGGCGACCAGCACCGTCCGCGGTCATATCCCAGGCGTTGGGCGCGTGCAGATGGCGCACAACCAGATCACCGGCGGCAATGAGCTGCTGATCGTCAACGGTCAGAGCACAGGCTACGTCTGGAACACGGCCAAGAACACGTATCTGCGCATCACGGACGACGGCTATCCTGGCGCTCGCGCGGCGGACTACTCTGACAGCTACCTGCTGCAGGTCGAGCCGTTTGGGCGCTTCTGGTTCCACAGCCAGCTCGCCAATGCGCTGGACTACAACACCCTCGATCGCTACGAGTCCGAGGCGTCGCCAGACAAGATCGTGACGCTGGTCGTCAGCCAATTCGAAGTCATCGTTTTCAACGAGACTACGACCGAATTTTTCTACAACGCAGGCGGCAATACCGGCACGTTCCAGAACAAACGCGTGCTGATTGACCGCGGCTGCGCAAGCGGCGACACAGTGCAGAAGCTGGACAACAGCGTTTTCTGGCTTGGCAACGATGGCGTGGTGTACCGCCTCAACGGCTATCAGGCCGTGCCTATCTCAACGGGCCCAGTGCAGTCCGCGATCCGCGACAACAACTGGAAACAAGCGTTCGCGTTCACCTGGGAAGACGGCAAGCACAAGGTCTATTACCTCACCTTTCCAGATGGCAAAACCTGGGGCTACGACGTGGTCACCGGCGTCTGGCACAGGCGCGCGTCCTTCGGGCTGGACCGCTGGCGCCTTAACCATCTCGTGCGCTGGAATGGCATGTGGATCGGCAGCGACTTCCGAAACGGGCGCTTGTGGGTGCTGGACTGGGATTACATCCTGGAGGGCTCCGACCCGATAGTGTCGGAGCGCATCACCGGTGTGCTGAGCGCGAACCAGAACAACCTCGGAGTTGTGCTCGCAGAGCTGATATTTGACACAGGGCAATCTGAGACGGTGCCTGCTGTAGGCCCAAAAATCATCGGCACTGCACCAGATGGCGTGATCGGCACGCCGTATCCCGGCTATACATACACGGTCACTGCCGGTGATGCGCCAATTGACACTGTATCCGTGGTATCCGGCGCACTTCCGCCCGGACTGACGCTTACCGAGGGAGGTGTCATCCCCCCTGCAAGCCTGACATCGCTCGGCACCTTTGATTTTGTACTGAGAGTGAGGGACACGAAGGGCCTGATAGATGACCACGCGGGCAGCATAACGGTCTTGCCGACGCATTACGCCACATTAATCGATGCGCCGACGCTTGCCTATACGCAAGCACCCTACGCCTGGACCGGCACGATTAACACAGGAGCTAGAGTTACCAATCAGCTCATTGAATCGCGAAATGGCAAAGTGTTCGTCTTCAACGAATCGAACAACGGCGCGTCTGTCTCCAGCAACGCAGGAGTTGGCTGGACGCCATGTACGGGCCTGCCGAGTGTTCGCATCGTTAGCCTCGTCTATGTGACCGGGAAGTGGATTGCGGTGCCCGAAATGGGGGCAAACGTCTACGTTTCCACGGATGGCATTGCTTTCAGCCCCGTGGCGTTTGCATCCGAAAGCGAGTTGATCAACTCAGGGTTCGCTTATGGCGACACGGTGATGATCGGGCGGGCTAACTCTGCAAGCTGCCGGATTTCCCGCGACAAGGGTGTGACGTGGGCGAATATGCCTCTAGTGTCGTCGGTACAGGTGTGGGCGTTTGCCAAGGGTGGCAACGCCGTCATCGCTTGCACCAACGCTAACCTTCGTCGCAGTGTGGACGATGGCGCGACCTGGGCTTCGCTTGGCGACCCGTTTGGCACTGGGAATCTCGCATCCGTCGCCTGCGGAAATGGTCAGTTCCTATGTGTCAGCGGTCTTGGAACGGTGGCACGCAGCCTTGACGATGGCGTGACGTGGACCGTTATTGCCAATCTGCCGGAGTCGATGGGCAGCATCGGACAGGGTAACGAACTGGTTTTCGACGGATTTAATTTCGTGGTGGCTTGCTCGACGCATATCTACACCTCAACAAATGGCCTTGTGTGGACGCAGCGCACAGCACTGTCAGCAGCTTCTATCGCCTTCTATCGGGAGGACCAGTGAACGACCACTATGTTGAGGTCTGCTACAGCAGGGACGGCGGTCGGAACTGGAGCAACTGGCGCCGCCGATCGCTGGGCGCAATCGGCGAATACGAGCAGCGGGTGAAGCTGCTGCGGCTTGGCCGTGGCCGGCAGTGGGTGTTCCGCATACGCGTGTCCAGCCCAGTGAAACGCGACCTGCTCGGCGCCGTCGCCTACATCGAGCCCACGGGGGGCTAATCATGGAACTGGACGAAATGCTTCCCGCTCTTTCTGAGCCGGGGCAGGCGGTCGCGTGCCTGAGTGGTCGGCAGCCAACGATGGATGAACTGCACACGCTGGAGGATGCGATTCGTCAGTTGCCGGAGCAGGAGTGCCCGGTGGAGCACCACTTCGCAGATGGCGTATACGGACGCGCAATGCATATCCCGGCCGGCACCGTCCTCACCGGCAAGGTGCACCGCTTCTCCACGCTCAACGTGCTGGTGCAGGGCGAAATCACCGTGACCACGCCGCACGGCATGCAGCGCCTCAAGGCGCCTGCGATCTTCACTTCCGAGCCTGGCTGCAAGAAGGCCGGATTCGCGCACACCGACGTGGTGTGGCTGAACGTGCATCCCACAAAGCTCCGCGACATCGCGTCGATCGAAGCGAAATTCATCTTGCCGGAAGCGCCGGCACTCATCGAAGGAGAAACGCCATGAGCTGGGGTATGGTGGCTGGCGCTGCTGTCAGCGTGGTTGGCGGTATCATCGCCAACAAGAACAACAAGAAGGCCAACGGGCAGGCGCAGGGCGCGGCAGACGCGAACTACTACGCCAACACGCAGAACATGCAGCCGTACCTCAACGCAGGTACTGGCGCGCTTAATCAGCTGTCGCAGCTGAACTCGGGCAACTATTCCAGCTTCCAGGAGTCGCCCGACTACCAGTTCACCCTCCAGCAGGGCCTGCAGGGCCTGGACCGTAGTGCGGCGGCGCGAGGCTCGCTGTATTCCGGCGGGCAGCAGGCCGACATCATGCAGTACGGCCAGGGCCTAGCGTCCCAGCAGTACAACAACTACTACAACAAACTGGCGAGCTTGGCCGGGCAGGGGCAGAGCGCCGCGAGCGCGCTGGCTGGTGTCGGCAACACGTACGCCAATGCGACCGCCAACAATGCCTATCAGGGCGCTGCGAACAGCAACGCGCTCACCGGCCTGCTGACTGGTGTCGGCTCGAATCTGGCATCCAACATCAACTACGGCGGTGGCGGCCGGCAGAGCAGCTACACCGGCAACGGAACGGGCGCCGGCAGCATCAACCAATTCGGCAACAACCTTGCCGCCTTCAAGGGGATGTACGGCTGATGGCCAACGCACTTTCCGACTTCCTGGGCGGCTTCCAGGCCGGCGACGAGATCACCAGCCGGCAGCGCGAGCAGCGCCAGACCAATCAGCTTGCGCGCCTTGCACCGCAGGTGGTCACCGGCGACCCGCAGGCGTATGCGCAGGCCGCTGCGATCAATCCGCAGGCCGCCCAGCAGTACCAGCAGAGTGGCGACCAGATTGCGGTGCGCGCGCGCGGCGCGGCGAAGTACCTCCAGACCGCGCTGCAGTCCGGTAACCAACAGCAGATCATGGCTGCGCGCCAGACGATCAAGCCGTTCATGGACACCCTGAAGCCGGGCAGCTCCTATCCGCTGGACATGGACCCGACACAGGAGGCAGCCGGCCTGCAGGGATTCTTGGCGCAGACCAGCTACCTCGATCCGGAGGTGAAGAATGGCGCGCCCACCGGGTTCCGCGAGTTCCAGATGAAGGCCGCCGCAGCCGGCCTGCAGCCCGGCACGCCGGAGTACCAGAACGCCGCCAAGATCGCGCTGGGTCAGGAGGGGCGCGCATCGTCCTCAGGCTTCAGCCAGGTCAAGTTCACTGGACCGGATGGCCGCGAGCGCATCGGCGTCATGAACGGGCGCACCGGCCAGATCGACCTACCGGATGGCACCAGCTTCAACCCGCAAACCGGCGCGATGGCCGCGCCCCAGGGTGCTGCCGGCATGGTGCTGCCGCAGGGTGGCGGGCAGCAGGTACTGGAGCAAGACGCGGCCCTGGCAAACCAAATGATCGCTGCAGGCATCCCATCTGAGCAGGTAGATCGCTTTCTGCAGTCACGCGCAGCGCAGTTCAGCGGTAGCGCGGTGCAACCTATTTCGAACGCACCCAATGCCTTCGTCGGCCGGGCGCCAGAAGAACAGGCTGCGGCGACCGCAGCGGCACAGCGCGCCGTGGAGCTCGGGACTCTGGCGCCGGAGTTGCAGATGCGAACGCAGGACGCCGTACAGCGCGCCGGCGCGACCACCGCAGTGGAGGCCGGGGCCAAGCGCCAGGCAGAGCAGATGGGGCAGCGAGAGGAGCGCACGCGTGATGCACGCGACACGCTGTCGCTGTTGGCGCGAGCCGAGCAGATCCTGCCGGGGGCCACCGGGAGCCGTGGTGGTCAGCTGGTTGATGCGGCCGCAGGGCTGGTTGGCAGCTCTACACCCGGCGCCCAAGCAACGGCCCAGCTCCAGACGATCGCGGGCCAGCTCACTTCGAAGATGCCGCGCATGCAGGGTCCGCAGTCCGACCGCGACGTGCAGTTGTACCAGCAGATGGCCGGCGACCTGGCGAACGCCAATATCCCGGTAGAAACGCGCATGGCGGCGTTGCGTACCATTCGCGCGCTCAATCAGAAGTACGCCAACCAGCCTGCCGCATCGCAGACGCGCGGCACAGCTCCGGAAGCATCTACCAGTTCCTACAGCGACCTCTGGAAATAATCATGGCGAAGAAGTGGGTAGAGGTTGCGGCCAGCCCGGCCTATCAGGCATTGGCGCCAGAGCAGCAGGAGGCCGCGCGCAGCCAGTATTGGAGCGAGGTCATCGCGCCGCAGGTGCCTGAGCAGGAGCGGGAGACGGTGCGGCAGCAGTTCGACGCCGACACCAGTCCGACCGTGAACTGGCCGGGCGGCGGGTCGATGGAGATTGCGATCACCGGTGGGCAGCCTGAGCAGCAGAAGGCGCCCAATCCTGCTGACGACATGAGCACCCTGCAGAAGATGGCTGCCGGCGCGGGCAAGTCGGTGGTGGATACGTACCGCGGCGCCAAGCAAGCGCTGACGCAGGGCTATTTTTCCCAAACCGCAGCCTCATCCCAGCTTGCTAGGAAAGCTGGGCTTAATCGACTTGCCGATCTGGCTGATCGGAACATCGGGGTCAACCTTCTTTCAAGCCTCACCGGTCAGCAAGCAGCGATTGATGAGGCGAAGCAGATAGACGCCCCGCTGATGAATACCAAAGCGGGCATCGCTGGCAACGCGCTGGGCTATCTCGGCCAGCTGGCGGCCGGCGGCATCGCGCTGCGCGGCACGTCCTTGGCCGGCGCCGCACTGCCACGCACCGTAGCTGGCAACGCGTTGCAGGGTGCGGGCCTGGGCGCGTTGCAGCCCGTGGCCACCGGAGAGAACCGACTGGCAAATATCGCAGTGGGCGGCGCTGCTGGTGCGGGCGGCGCCGTCGCAGGCAAGGCCATTGGCTCGGGCGTGAATGCACTGGCTCGGCTGCTGCGCCCGGCCACCCTCAACGGCGCCGATCGTGCTGCCGGGCAGATCATCCAGCGCGAAGCCGCGCGGCCGGCCGATCTGGCGACACCTCAGCCGTCTGCGGTGCCAGGCGTGCGCCGCACGCTCGCCGAGGAGACTCTGGACCCCGGACTGGCTGGCCTGGAGCGCAATGCTCGCCGCGGCGGCGCACGAGCGCTGTTCGATGACGTGGACCGCCAGAACAACGCAGCCCGCGCAAAGGCCGTGCGGCAATTTGCCGGTGACGATGCTGCGATGCAGGCTGCTGAGGCTTCGCGCAATTCGGTCACCAGCAGCATGCGCAATACGGCAATGCAGTCCGGCCCAGTCGATTCGGCACCTGCGCTGATGGCGATTGACGACCTAATCGCCCAACAGCAGGGGCGCCCGGCCGTGCAGGCTGGCCTGCAGCAGGTGCGCTCTTTGCTTGAGCGCGAGGCTACGCCGGGTGCCTTCGTGCCCGAAGACCGCATTACGGTGCTGGACAACGCACGCAAGACGATCGGCGACATGCTCGGCGGCAAGTACGGCGGCGACAATGCGGCGGCCTTGGCCGGCTCGCGCGAACTGATCCAGGCGCGCCAGGCGCTTGATGCCGTCATGGGCCCCGAGTACAACGCCTACCTTGGCAGCTATAGAGCCATGTCTGCACCGATCAACCGCATGGAACTAGGCCAGTCGCTGCTGGAGTCGCGCACCGGCAGCGCAATTCTCGACCCAGTGACCGGAGAGCAGGTTTTCACGCCGGCAGCTTTCTCGCGCGCGGCGCGCGATCTGGACAGCGTTGCGCAGCTGGCTACCGGGTTCAACAAAGCACGGGCCGCCGACATCTTGGAGCCTGAGGATCTGCAGACGATTGCCAATATCCAGCGCGACCTGGAGCGCCGCGCATTCACTGCTACCGCTGGCAGTCCAGGTGGTTCGCAGACCGCTGAGGCTGGAATCCTGGAGGGACGCTTGCAGTCTGGCTTGTCGAGCTACGCTGCGCGTCTACCGTGGGTTGGTGGCTTCGTCGAGCGGGCGCAGGAGTTGGGTGCACAGCGTGTGCAGGATAGGTTGGGCTACTTACTGGCCAACCCGGAAGAGGCGCGTCGCGTTCTTGCATCGCTCAGCCCGGCGCAGCGGACGGCTGTGCAACAGGCGTTGGCGGATATGGCGCGTTTCTTCCCAGGCTCAGCGGCTGGCGCCGGCGTTGGTGGAACGGCGCCCAATGCCGGCGCCCCTCCGCGACTGGCTCCGCGCGCCGGGCAACTCAGCGCTGCAGGCGCTCTGCAGCTTTACGACGCACAGTAGAGCGCTGCCATTCGGCAGTAGCCCACGGGCCGTTGTCCTGCCCGAAGTAGGACCGGAACAGGATTTTCTTCAGCCGGCCATCCGGAAGCTTGTTCCAGAGCATGAAGATGCAGAAATAGATTGCCGGCAGGGCAAGCATGCCGACAACGGACATCAGAAAGTACACCCAGAAATTCCCCATCGATGCCGCACCGGTCTGATTGACCTGCGGATCGTACCACCCAACAAGCCCCGCACATGCGGGGTTTTTCTTTGCCCGGAGCTGCCATGAGTCAACGCTTCTACAATCCCGCGCCGGTCTTCGCCGATCTGCTCGGCCTGGAGCCGCTGGCCGGCGGCTTCCTGCAGTTCTACGACAAGGGCACGACCACGTCCAAGGGCACGTGGTCTGATTCCGATCTGACCGTTGCCAACCAGAACCCGGTGCCGCTGGATTCGTCTGGCCGGGCGAACACCAACATCTGGCTGGATGGCGCCTATACGGTGGTGCTGCGCGCGGCTGACGGCACGTCGGTGTGGACGCGCGACGTGGACGACAGTGCTGCTGGCGGGGCGACGATCCCAAGCCTGCAAAATGGCCAATTCCTGAGCAACGACGGCAGTAATCTGCTGTGGGGCGAGGTGCTGCAGGTTCCCGATCCCACTGGCTCGTCCGGAAAGATCTTGGGCACCGATGGCGCCAACTTAATCTGGGAGGCAAAACCAGAGATTCCCGATCTGCCTGTGGAAAACTTCAGCGGTGCAATGAAGATTGGCACCGCCATGATCCAGTGGGGCACTTCGACCATTGCGGCCAGCGGCGAGACTGTGGCGGCCGGCAATGTCAACTTTCCTCGCGCCTTCTCAGGAGCGCCTGTGGTGACTGCTCAGTCGAACGCGGCCGCGGTCACCAATGAGGGGCAGATCCCTGTTTTTGCTATCGCCTCGACAAACACTACAGGCTTTAGCGTCCAGGTTCATACTGACGACTACGGGCGTAATGGATCGCGGATCAGCAGAGCAGTTCCGTACTCATGGATCGCGATCGGCCCGGTGGCGTAATGGTCGCGATTCCACGGCCGCAAGCCGCGATCGCAGACCGCGCAGGCCTGCCCACGCGCGAGTGGTATAGCTACCTTCAGGATCTGGCCAACAGCGCTGGGATGACGCCTGCGCAGCGTGAGTCTCTTGAAGCGCTGATTGCGCGGGTTGATGCAATCGACGGATCTGGCGGCACGGGTAGGGTTTCAGTGCGGGGTCTGGGATCGATCGTTACCAACGGCATTGATGTCGTTCTGGTCATGCTAGATGGTGACAACGATTCCCCTGGTTCAAGCTGGTACTACGGCACCGGCCCGGATGGGGCGAAGGGCTGGTATGCGATCGCCAATGCATTGGCAGTCACCACCGATCTGACCAAGGCGGTGGATGCAGGCACCGGAGTGTCCACGTTTGGGCTGGCTGATCTGTCCGACAGCGGCGCCGGCGCCGCACTGCGCAAGTTCACCCGTGACGCGAAGGGCAGGGTATCGGGCACGCAGGCGGCGACCACTTCTGATCTGCCCGAGGGCACCAACCTCTACTTCACCCCTGAGCGCGGCCAGGACGCTACTGGGGCGGCCATCACAGCCGGAACCTTCGACGGCCTGACGCTGACCTATGACGATGCAGGCAACCGCATCAACGGCGCGAATACGGACAAAGGCAGTACCGCAGTTGCCGCGCACGTGGCGCAGGCAGACCCGCACCCGCAATACACCACTACCGCCGAAGCATCCGCAGCTGCACCGGTGCAGAGCATCAACGGCGAAACTGGGGCCGTCAGCGTTACGCCTGCCAATATCGGTGCGGCCACCGCAGCCCAGGGCGCTAAGGCGGACAGCGCGCTCCAGGATGCTCCAAGCGATGGCGCGACCTATGGCCGCAAGAATGGCGCATGGGCTGCCGTCACCGGTGGCAGTGGTGCAGTAACCAGCGTCAACGCACGGACCGGCGCCGTCTCTGTGCCTGACTTCGTTTCTAAGGCTACTGCACCAACGGCGACCGATTACGGCCGAGCGCTCATTAACGGTGACCGGTGGCGCAACACCAACAACGGTGTGCTCTACACCCAGCAGGAAGGCGCATGGCTCTACGACAACGCCGCGTCCCTGTCGCGGTACGTGCCGGCGCGCCTGAGCAATGGCGCAGCATCACCCATTCCCCTCAACGCTGACGGGAGCGTGCCGGCGAAGCTGGCAGACGGCACCGTGAGCAATATTCCCACACAGGCGTAGCGATGGCAGACCGTATTCCACTGGCGTTCGGTAAAAGCACTTCGGGTGCAGCGACCTCGATCGATGAAATGCCGGCCGGCGACAAGATCCCTGCTGCATATTTAAGCGCACAGCCGCCCAACCTCTATGGCACATATGCCGCTCGGCCGGCGGCCAACACCTTGCCCGCAGGAACGCTGTACTCGGCGAGCAACACAAAAGAGATCTATCAGAGCAACGGGACAGCTTGGGCACGGGTGGGCATTAACTCGGCACGCATCGCATCTGCTGAGCGAACCACGCCCTATTCAATCAACACCGATTCGTTCGTGGTTCTTCCCGGCATGTCTTTGCAAGTGCCGGCGTGCGAGGTTCCTGCAGGCGTCCAGTTTGGCGGCACCATGAGGACGCAGGCAGCAAATACAACCGGTGTTATGGCAGCTTTCTGCGATGGCGTGCAAATTGGTCAGATTCTTGTCGGTATCACCGGATTTACCAGCTATGCCGGCTATGCCAGCTTGCCCGCAAAGACGCCGGGCACGGATGTAACAATCGAGCTTCGTGTTCGTCAATCAAGTGCGGGGACAGCGTTCGACATATTCGGCGACCCCGCCGACAAGCCGTATATCCGTGTGGTTTCTAACTGATGGCGATTCTGACCCTCATGGTTGGCAAAGTCAGAGCGGGGGAAAACGACTTGCTGCTAACGCAAGAACAGGTGCTGCCGTTTCGCCGAGCAGTGATCTATGTGCATGGCGCAGAGGGATCAGTCGCGGGCGGCCTCGCGTGGACTGGCTTGCCTGGCCGCTGGCCCACTTTGAATGCAGTCGCTCGGCGATCAACCATCCTCAGCTCGGATCTCGGCGGGAATGCCACATGGGGCAACGACACGGTGATCAGTGCAATCACTGCAGCGTGGAACTATCTCAAGGCGCTACCTGGAGTTTCCACCGACAGAGTTAGCTTCTTGTGCCAATCAATGGGCGCCACTGGCACGATCGCCTGGGCTGCAGCAAACCCCACATTGGTTGATCGTATCGCGATGATGATCCCGGTGATCAACCTTCTCGACGTGCGCAACAACAGCAGCTACCAGCCTGCTATTGATGCGGCGTATGGCGGTGCTTATTCGCAATCGACACATGGGGCGGCGCACGACCCTCTGACAATCGCCACCGCCGGCAAACTGTCAGGCATCCCGATCCAGCTCTGGTACGGAGCCACTGACGCGTTGTGCAAACCCGAATTTGCGCTTCAATTCGCAGCGGCTGCGGGTAACTGCCAATTGAGAAAAATGAACGGAGGCCATGCAGAAGAGACGGTCTACAACATGGACTCTGATGTCATCGCTTCATTTCTCGCGGGAGGCGCTTGATGGCATTCCCTTCGAGCCCTACCAAGGGGCAGGCCTGGACCGAATACGGCCGCAGCTGGGTCTATGACGGGGTAGGCTGGGGCGCGGTTGTCTCGGCTCTGCCCGGAGGCGCCGAACACCGCCTTCATCCCGCCCACGGCCTTCGTGGTGGAGCTCAAGGTCAGCAACCTTTCCAACCTGACGACCTACATCGACCGGCCTGCCATGGGCACGCTCTCGCGCAACAATCGTGCGATCGACGTTGCCCCAAACAACAACCTAACCTTCCGGCTGCGCCTGGATAGCGACCAAGCCATGACTATGCTGGCCTCAACCACCGGCCTGCCGGGCAACGTCGTATCGCTCTCCGCCGGCAACGTGGTGGTGGAAGTGGTCGGCTACTTCTTCGACCGGTAGGGATTTCCCGACCCAAGGCTGCGGCGCAGGCCGATATCGGATATCCGATATCGCTGCCAATCTATCTTTGCCGGACGCGGGGCCATAGGCCGCTCACCCCGCGAGGCGCCTGAGCAGCGCCGGGCCGGCACCAGCCGTGGTGCGTGCGATGGACGGTGACCCCAAACTGACCCTATGCCCTGGTGCAGAGCTAGCTACCCCAAGGGCGCAAGTGACCATGATTGATCGGCCTAGTCTTTGATTTTATTGATCTTCCGTGACCTTGACATGGTAGGGGTCACAGGTTCGAACCCTGTACCGCCCACCACTCCAAGTCCAGATGGCACTGCGGCTTGAGTGGATTCAACATCGGCAGCGATGTCTGCCACTCACCCCAACGTGACCCAGCGCAGAAGTTGCTGCAGCTTTGGCATGCGTTAGGTCAGGTTTTCTGCATGCGAATCCCAGTTGTTCTGCGCTTACGCATGCCTCGTAGCGCTGCACGTTGCGTATTGAGTCGCCCCTGAAAAACCCCCAGACCACATCCGACGTCCCCCCATCCTGAGTAGCAGTCGGGTTTAGCGTCCGGGGGTGATGATATCGCTATTGGCCAACTGCTTGGCATACGTTGCCGGCGTCATTGCGCCGATTGCTTTCTTGGGGCGGTGTTCGTTGTATTCGCGGCGCCAGCGTTCGATCTCGGTGCGCGCATGCAGCAGCGTTGGGAACCCGTGTTCGTTGAGGCATTCGTCGCGTCGCCGGCCGTTGAAGGATTCGACGTAGGCATTCTGGTTCGGCTTGCCAGGCTGGATCTGGCGTCGCTGCACACGATTGGCATGCGCCCAGGCGACCATGGCCTTGCCACAGAACTCCTTGCCATTGTCCGTGCGGATCATCTTCGGCAGGCCACGACTGTGTGCCAACCGATCCAGCACGCGCACAACGCCGTGTCCCGAGATCGCACGCTCCACGTCGATGGCGACCGCTTCGTGGGTTGCGTCGTCCACGATCACCAGGCATTTGATTGCCCTGCCTTCGGCGGTGCGGTCGAACACGACGTCCAT